GACCAAGACAGGTTTCATATGTATCTCGATGGGTTAAATGAGTGTATATCAGCTAACTTTTTTGCTGATCAGGATTTATATGTAATGGGGTTTCATCCGGCAGACGGGGGCAACGATTTGTTAGACGATGAAAATTTCGAACCATCAGTTGAAGATGCATACGCTATGATTTTTGTACAGCGATTAAGTCTGTTATGTCAGACATCAGATGCCTTAAAACGAAAAGGGTATTATGATCGTAATCATGGAGGGTATGAAGCAACTGAAATAATTAAAAGACGAGAGCAATTGTACAATCGATTTAGGGAAAAGCGAAATGAGCGCACTTCCTGACAATGTTCGTCCATATAATAAGACAGAGGTGCTTAAACCAAAGCTATCTAAAGCAGATTTAGATAATTTATTGCAAATTTTGCCTAAATTATCGGAAAAAGACCAGACAGTGCTGTTAGAAGAGCTATCTGACTACGAAAATCTGCTTAATAAAGCTAAAACTAAAGAAGATTTCTTAGAATTTGTGAAAAAAATGTGGCCTGACTTTATTTCAGGGCGACATCACGAAAAAATGGCTAAAGCCTTTGAACGTGTAGCAAATGGTGAGTGCAAGAGACTTATTATTAATATGCCCCCCCGTCATACTAAGTCCGAATTTGCCTCCTATTTGCTACCAGCTTGGTTTTTAGGCAGATTTCCCCAGAAAAAAGTTATACAAACCTCTCACACTGCTGAATTAGCGGTAGGTTTTGGTAGAAAAGTCCGTAATTTGGTCGAAAAAGACGAATATAAAGACATTTTTCCCGGTACATCCCTTCAAGTAGACTCAAAAGCTGCTGGTAGGTGGAATACGTCTAAGGGTGGAGACTATTTTGCGATAGGTGTAGGTGGTGCTGTTACCGGTAAAGGTGCGGACTTGTTAATTATTGACGATCCTCACAGTGAACAGGAAGCAACACTGGCAGAACACAGCCCTGAAATCTATGACAAAGTACACGAGTGGTATACTTCTGGTCCTCGTCAGCGTTTACAACCCGGTGGAGCCATTATTATTGTAATGACTCGGTGGAGTAAGCGTGATTTGACTGGGCAAGTGGTAAAATCTGCCATGCAACGGGAAGGTGAAGAGTGGGACATTATAGAGTTTCCTGCTATTTTACCGTCAGGTAATGCTTTATGGCCTGAGTTTTGGCCGTTGGAAGAACTAGGTGTTCTCAGAAATGAACTACCTCATACCAAATGGATGGCTCAGTATCAACAAGATCCTACATCTGAGGTCAGCGCTATTGTAAAACGGGAGTGGTGGTGTTGTTGGGAACAAGAGAATCCTCCTTCCTGTGAGTTTATTTTAATGTCGTGGGACACGGCATTTGAGAAAAATAACAGGGCAGACTATAGTGCCTGTACAGTATGGGGTGTTTTTTACCGACCCGGTGAACCTGCTGTAGAAATGGACAACGAGGTTGAAGAAAGAAGGATAAAATTACAAGAAGGACTACCTCAAGCTAATATTATCCTACTTAATGCTTTTCGTGACCGTATGGAGTTTCCTGAACTTAAACGAGTTGTTATGGAAGAATATAAACATTGGGAGCCAGATAGTGTTATTATCGAGAAAAAAGCTAGTGGTGCGCCACTAATTTATGAATTAAGAGCTATGGGTATTCCAGTGCAGGAGTTTACACCGACTAAAGGGAACGATAAGATTACCCGATTAAATGCAGTATCTGATATTTTTGCATCAGGTAAAGTATGGCATCCCCCTACTCGTTGGGCAGAGGAAGTGATAGAAGAGATAGCAAGTTTTCCTGCGGGAGAACATGACGACTATGTAGACTCAACTTCGATGGCGTTAATGCGTTTTCGTAAAGGAGGGTATATTAGAACTACGATGGATGAACCGGATGATTTTGATGAAGGAGCCTATCGTGCATATAGATATCATAACAACAGAGGTTCTTATTATTAATGGCTAAGAAAAAAGATCCTAAAGTTGGTACAGGTAAAAAACCAAAAGGAAGTGGAAGGAGACTATACACTGATGAAAATCCCAAAGATACTGTGCGAATTAAATACGCGACTCCAGAAGATGCTAGAGCAACTGTGGCAAAAGTTAAAAGGGTTAACAAACCGTTTGCGAGAAAAATTCAAATCCTAACTGTCATGGAACAAAGAGCTAAAGTTCAAGGTAAAAATAAACAAGCTGCTATTGCTAGACTTGGCAAAGAAGCTATTCGTAGACAACACAGAAGAAAGAAGGTGTAACTATGGCAAAGAAAAAATTTCCTGATTTATCTGGTGATGGTAAAACAACTTTTAAAGATGTGCTAATCGGTAGAGGCGTGTTGGAAAAAAAGAAAGGTGGCACTTTAAAAAAGAAAAAAGTAACTAAGAAAAAAGCTATGAAGAGAAAAGTAGTTAAGAAAAAAGTGGTTAAGAAAAAAACAAAACGTAGGTAAAAATTATGGCAGAAAGTAACGCACCTGACTTACAAATCGTTCTTCCTGATGGAACGCCCATACAAAATATTAAAGATGAAATGGAAGCAAGTATGGAAGAAGCAATGTCTCCAGCTATGGAGTTTGATGTGTCTCCTGAAGGAACATTAACCACAACAGTTGAGATAGAGATAGAACAAGAGAACGATGTTTTTTATAAAAATCTTGCAGAAGATATGGATGAAGATCAACTTCATGAAATATCTAGCGGGTTGATGGAAGATTTTGAGGGTGATTTAAGTTCTCGCAAAGACTGGCTTCAAACTTATGCTGATGGTATGGAGTTGCTTGGTTTAAAAATAGAAGAACGTACCGAGCCGTGGTCAGGGTGTTGTGGTGTATATCACCCATTATTATCTGAAGCGTTGGTTAAATTTCAATCAGAAACTGTAATGGAAACCTTACCTGCAGGCGGTCCAGTTAAAACAAAGATTATTGGTAAAGAAACCCCTGAAAACAAAGCTGCTGCAGTTAATGTTGCAGACAACATGAATTACTATATACAGGAAAAAATGCCTGAATATAGGGCTGAACACGAGCGTATGTTATGGGGTTTAGGTTTAGCGGGTAACGCTTTTAAAAAAGTATATTATGATAACAACACAGGCAGACCCGCTTCTATTTATGTACCCGCTGAAGATATGGTAGTGCCGTATGGTGCTAGTAGTTTAGATGATGCAGAAAGGGTTACACATGTTATGCGTCAATCAGAGAATGATGTACGTAAACTACAGGTAGCTGGCTTCTATAGAGATGTAGAGTTGGAAAAACCTGAAGGTGGATATTTAGATGATATTGAAAAGAAAATAGCAGAAAACATGGGTTTTAGTGCTACTTCTGATGATCGTTACAAGATTCTTGAGTTTCATGTAAATATCGATCTTGAAGGGTATGAGGATAAAGATGAGAAGGGTAAAAAGACAGGTATCGGATTACCTTACATCATAACTATAGAAAAAACTTCTAATGTTGTGTTAGCTATAAGACGCAACTGGATGGAAGATGACCCTAGAAAAGTAAAACGACAACACTTTGTACATTATCCTTACATACCCGGTTTTGGTTTTTATGCTTTTGGTTTAGTGCATTTACTGGGTTCTTTTGCTAAATCAGGCACATCTTTAATTAGACAGTTAGTTGATGCAGGAACTTTAGCTAATCTACCCGGTGGTTTTAAAACCAAAGGTATGCGAGTTAAAGGTGATGATACACCTATACAACCAGCGGAGTTTCGCGATGTAGATATTCCTAGTGGCTCACTGAGAGAAAACATTATGCCACTACCATATAAAGAACCAAGTCAGGTTTTATTTCAATTAATGCAAAGCATTGTTGAAGAAGGTAGACGATTTGCATCTATTGCTGATTTAAAAATTAGTGACATGTCGTCACAGTCTCCGGTTGGTACTACGCTTGCAATCTTAGAGCGCACATTAAAAGTAATGTCGGCAGTACAGTCTCGTGTTTATGCAGCAATGAAACAAGAGTTTCAGTTGCTGGCAAAAATAATTAAAGATGATACTTCTGATACTTATAGTTACGAACCTGATAAGGGTACAAAACAAGTTAAGAAGGCCGAT